CTCAGGTAGGAAACGAGTAGCACTCTTCTTGTGAACTTCTTTATTCTGCAAAATTGGCTTACCATATGTCTCTTCCGGAAAATCGCCCATCTCAGCTTCAAGGATCGTGTGAATACCTGCAGAAGTACCTAGCACAACACCATCAACGCCTGCCAACTCATTTAAAGCATTAGCAAACATTTTCTGGGTTAGCACTCCACAGCCACCAACACGGCCAGATCCGCCAAGATGGAAACCAAGAATACAACATCCAATGGAGTCACTCAGCACAGGAGACATACACATCCCTTTCCACGTTTCAAATGGAAGATCGTACATCCCACCTTTAAATGTTCTAACTGCATTATCTTCAGCAAAGCACTTCGTGCGTACACTAGAAGTACCTTGAAAGAACATCTGAGTCTGGGAGTACACTGGTTTGTCAGTCTCTCTCGTGACAATTATTGCAGGACACTTGCGTATCTGCTCATCAGTTGGAAGAAATCCACGCATGTCTTTGAAAGTTCCACCAGAAGTAACGTAACATACTGCATAATCAGTATCTGGAATATACCTCATGTATTCTACACTAAGTTTATCCTCAAACATACCTCCGACATCTTTCTTAGAACCACGATAACAGCGAATTGGAATATCTCTCTTACCATCAACATGGTGCTCCTCAACAAAATGTCTAGGCACAACCATAAAGTTTGACGTAATAAAGAATCCCAGCGTACATTTGCTGGTATCAGACACAACTCCAACTAGATTGACACGTAGTGCTTTGGCAACATCTTCAGCTTTCGAAGTCCGAGCCGGGGAGGACATCGGGAGAGGGTGGCTATTACAATTAGCCCAGGGATTCTCTTTTGAATCTCTCTCCTTAATCTCATCCATGGTCTCAGGCTGCAAACCGGTGTTACCGTCTAGCACCATCTTCCGGGATTTAAGTGCTTTCAGTATTATTGCAACAGCACCAACACCAATCAGGGCATATTTACAATGCCAAGAATCAAGGTAATACCGTACTGTTTCACGCAAATCTAACATCCTCTGGCGGGCCATCAACTCGTAGGTTTGCCGAGTACAACATATAAATGCGTAACTCTCTAGCAACCACAATGGCAACCAACAAAACCAAAGGAAACTGAAATTCCACAGGAAGAACAAGTGAAATACAGCAATGCAAATCAATCCATTTCTCAAGCTCTTGAAAAAGTCTCGTGCCCAGAACAACAACAGAAATCGTAGAACATAGGGGTGGCAAACAACTTCTTCAGGAATCAAGTCCAAGCTGTCCCACCAATTGCTCCATTCGACGACTTCAAGTACAGTCTTCTCTTTGGCACAATTGAATGTTCTTTTGATGTCAGCAGAATGTTTTTCCAAGAACGTGTCATACCCACGTGATATACATCCTGAAACAGTGTAATACACTTTACCAAAAAATGCAAACCACGTCACGGGTTTAACGTATACATATCCAGGAGCTTCTCCATTTTTGATAGCATCAGGGTCTCGAGATGTACAGTGATTCCAACTAAGATAACCAGACTGTCTGTCTAACACGGTGTCAGGTTCCCTAGCTCCAAGTCGTTCACGAAGATCTTGAGCATCGGACATTTCCTTCTTCACACTGTCAATAATGTTCTTGTAACAGTTGCAATAAACCAGACCACAGTAACCACACATAGCAGGTTTCTCAGCCTGGGTCTTCAGAAAACTCCGTTCCTCTTCAAAGTGACGCTTAGATGCAATTTGAACCCAACGTAAATACTCGTAGACATCAATATCTATCATCCGTTTGCCTTCAAAGACTATTGGTTTCATACCTTCAGGATCGATGTGTCGCTTATTCATAACATCATACTTCCTAATTGTTAACAACCATATGTCTGGAGCTTCAACCAGGCCAAATCTACTTGCAATTTTGTCCTTGTTCAAGATTCCGTTTACACAGAATTCTGGACGCGGAACAACTTTCACATGATACATTCGGCGCAACACAGATTCGGGCTCGTTTGAATAGACTTGCGAATTCAAGAATTCTACATTCGTGGAAATCAAGCAGAAATAGGGGTTCAACGCAACTTTGCCTTTTAAGAACACGTCAGCCATGGGTGCAAGATACTTAACATTATTAATTACTTGTATAAGTCGATATGCGGGGGAAAAATCCATAAATCTCTCCCTTGTATTTGCAAAATCGTCAAACACTATAGCATTAATGTACGACCTAATGTTCGAGGCGTACTTATCATTATCAGCCCATGTTGCGATGCGTTCTCGAGAAGCATCCAATCCATTGTACGTAAGGCCAGCCGCCAAAGTCAAATTCGTGAGCGATGACTTTCCACAACCAGATTGTCCAAACAAACTAACAGAGAAAGGGGAGATTCTAAGACCTCCTCTCACTTGTATTTGAACAAATTCAGTCATGTTGTCACGTAACCTATCAAGTCTATCAGACAGAAACTTTCTCTCAAACGTTTCTCCTTTCTTCAACTTGCGGTACAGGTTTTCACCCAATGAAATGGCTTCTTGCAGTTTCACTTCATACGTATTCTGGTCAAGATCGGTATACTCTTCAAGGTTGCCAGCAATAGCATAGCCGTGCATTGATTTGAGTTTAGCATACATCGTTTCGAATTCTCCAATGTCCTCTTCCAAAAAGAAAGAGGAAATCTTACCATTCTTATAGACGCTCCAGCCACCCTTCATGAACCCTGCGACGGATTCATAAAAAGCCTCAAAAACATCGCCTGCCGCCAATTGCTTCTTTTGAACCATAGGGGTAAACAGTTTCACATTGCCAATTTTAAAGTCCAAGTTTGCTGTCGAACACAGTCCAGCCGACACGATTACATTTACCAAATTGGTAAAAGACGTCGCCAGCTTTGAATGTCTGAAAGACTTCCAATTAGAGAAAGCCATGTCAACAGCGGTGTACCACGGCATCCATTCGCCACTCTGAGCGTCAAGGAGGTAGTAACCATCTTCTCGTTCTTCAAAAACGCCAGTCCCAAATGCCTCGTCGAGCATCTGACCAAGAATGTCACCATCTCCACGCGTCCAATCCTCTACGGATCGAATACGGCACAAAGTACGATATAAATACATAGGTATTGACACGTGGGTGTGAGCCTGCAAATACTGAACAATGCACGCAGTCATTGCACGTTTGTTCTTGGCCCCCTTCAAGCTTTCAAATAGACACACAACGTGGATCATCTCTTTCAAATAAGGATCGACACGACGCACAAAGTGTGGAGTGGCATGCTCTAAAACTATTTCACCAAAGCTCTGGGGTTCCAATACAACGACTGGTCTCGGCCACATGCGATATACGCACAGGTACAAGTAATACAAAGAGTACATGCTAATGCACGGTAATGCAAGAGCAGTGGTGCAAGCCCGAATTGCATGCATAAAGAATGCAAACATAGACGGGTCGAAGAATGCATAGCAGAGACTCGCCCATGCCGTCACAAGACAACAAGGGGGAGTATCGCTAACTGGATGGAAAACTGGACATACACACACTTTGCGCACACAGCACTCAAGTGGTTTAATC